CCCGGTCCCGTTTGCAGAAGGGCCTGAGATTTATGTTCGCAGGACGCTTGGCTAATGAAGGCAAACTGAAATTTGGCAATCTACACTATAATGAGGCTAATTTTATTATGGTTCGTAGATGGTTGGCCAATGTGTTGGAAGCACCAGAATACAAAGATTTACGGATAGTAGATAAAAATCTGGCGCTGGACCGTGCCACCTTCATGGTGTTTGTCGTTAGTGAAGACTTCAAAAGATTCCATATCCTTTTCGAAGATAAGAAGATGCAAGATAGGTTGTTGTTGCGCTTCGGCGCAACCGCCTAGGGGTGCCCAGTTGTGACTAGTGGCCAGGAGCCAAAAGCGAGCAGTGCACACAAACTGCTGCCTCCTGGCCAGTTGGCCGTCAAAAGACGGCTGGGTACGCCCAAAACCCGGAGATGTCTGCGCGTCTCCGGGACAGCTCCGTTAATCCAAATTGCGCCATTTAATGAGAACATCGATACTTTACGGAGGGCTGTGGCTGAGCGTGTTTTCCTTGTAAAAGAGGAGGGCAAATTCTGTCCGCCCCCAAAACCTGCGCCTGGGATTTTTGCACAGCGTTTAAAACCCGTGCAAACACTGTTACGACCTTTCCTCCCCTCGACCATCCCGTTGAGTTATCAGCAGACTGTTGATACATTCCGGGGTTGCAAGAAGAAAAGGTACGAACGTGCCTTAGCGAAAATCTCGTCAACACGCGAGAACGTACCTAAGGAAGCCCAAGTGTCTGTATTCGTAAAGTATGAGAAGACAGATCGTACTTCAAAAAATGACCCTGTGCCAAGAGTCATATCACCTAGAACACCAGAGTACAATTTGCGAGTTGCTCGCTATTTGCGTCGTATTGAAGAGCCCATATTTGACGCACTCGGTGATCTATTCGGACATAAGACGGTTATGAAGGGAGTTACCATGGAACAGACAGCATCGTTGCTGCAACAAAAATGGGAAATGTTTCGCAATCCTGTTGCCGTGGGACTTGACGCTTCTAGGTTCGACCAGC